CTGGAACAACTACTCCTCTGGGATCAGTCTCGGCAGTTGGTACAATCACAGCTCGTAATGTCGGATTTACAAAATCCTTCGTGGAGCATTCCGTTATTCTCGGGATTATGTCTGTCCGTGCTGATCTTACTTATCAACAAGGGACGCCCCGAATGTTCTCTCGTCGTACTCGCTTTGATTACTATTGGCCTGCTCTGGCCCATCTCGGAGAACAAGAAGTACTAAACAAAGAAATATACACACAAGGAACCAGTGAAGATAACGAAGTATTCGGATATCAGGAAAGATGGGCTGAATATAGATATTTCCCATCAAAAATCACTGGCGAATTCCGTTCTACATTCGCACAAACCCTTGACGCATGGCATCTGTCGCAAGAATTCGAAGATCTTCCGACACTATCGCCTGCATTCATCGAAGAAACTCCGCCCATGTCCAGAGTTCTGGCTGTGGCAGACGCTCCAAACTTCTTAATGGATTCATACATTGATGTAAAATGTGCAAGACCAATGCCCGTATATTCAGTACCGGGCTTAATTGATCACTTCTAAACGTTGTAACGGGCTACCCCAGTGCCGGGCGTGAACAATCCGCCCCGCACACCCGTAAACAAAGAAAGAAAAAAAATGAATCCCTTCTGGAATCCCTTCAGAAACAATAAAGGCTTCCTGTCATTCATCGGAGACGCTATAAAATCTATAGGCGGCTTCCTCGGCTCATCAGCAGGTCAAACAGTCGCTCAGATCGCTGGCCCTACTATTGGCGGTCTACTTGGCATGAAAGGCCAATCTGACGCAAATGAAGCCAATAAGGAAATGGCTCAGGACAATCAGGCATGGCAGGAAAGAATGTCAAATACTGCCCACCAAAGACACGTAGCCGACCTTAAAGCCGCAGGACTTAATCCAATACTATCAGCAAATACCCAAGGTGCAGGTACACCCAATCCGCAACTCGCCCACTTCGAAAACACTGGTGCGGCTTTCTCATCAGCATTCAACAACGTAGGCTCGTCTATATCATCAGCAATTCAAGCAAAAGCGACAGCCGCCCAAACTAAAGAAGCAATACTCACACAAAAAACAATTCAGCAAATGAACACCGCACAGGCTCAAAACATAATGCAAGACACAGTAAAAAAGACACTGGAAAACTCTTACCTTGCAGAAAGATTCGCAAACCAAACCAGAAAAGAACAGAGCCGCACAACTAACCCGGCCCTTCTTCGCTTCATGACGACAGTTGAAGAAATGACCGACATGATAAACCCCTTCCGCAACTTCAGTGCCGGCTCAGTCAAACACTAGAAAGTGAGGTAAAAATGCGACGCTATAAAGCAAAAAAACGAAGTGACAGAAAATATTTCTCACGCACAGCTTCAAGAACAAACAAAAGAAACATGAACGCTACGCCAATGCGTGGCGGATACAGAATCTAAAAAATGCCCTGCTTCAAACCACTGGCCGCCTACTATGGTCGGAAAATAAATCCGAAAACAGGAAAGCGGCCTTTGGTCTTTAATCTCGATCTCTCCCTTGTCCCCGTTCAAATACCCGTCAACTGTGGTCGATGTATCGGATGCCGTCTCGATCGCTCCCTACAATGGGCCATACGCTGTATGCACGAAGCTAGTCTATACGAAAACAACTGCTTTATAACTTTAACCTTCGACGACAAACACCTAGCAAAAGACGGCTCTCTTAAAGTCTCTGACTTCCAAAAATTCATGAAAAAACTCCGTAAAAAATACGAACCAAAAACAATTCGCTTCTTTCACTGCGGTGAATACGGCGAAAAATTTAAACGTCCCCATCATCATGCTTGTCTATTCAATCATGACTTTGATGACAAAGTCTTAATAAAAGAAGTAAATGGTGTCAAACTATACACTTCAAAAACACTAAAACAATTATGGCCTGATGGATACAATACTATCGGAGACGTAACCTTCGAATCCGCCGCCTATATCGCAAGGTATGTATTAAAAAAATGGTCTAAAGAATGTCAAACCCCGGAAGAATTATATTCACGCATGAAGCAATTCTCCGACGCTGATTTAAGAAAAAATTACTACGAAGGAAAAAAAGAAGAATACTTGACAATGTCCAGAAAGCCCGGTATAGGGGCAGACTGGTACAAAAAATACGAAAAAGATCTCTATCCCTCTGGCTATGTCGTAGTAAACAATTTCAAAACAAAAATACCAAAATATTACGAAAACAAATATTCTCTTGACAAACCATTAAATCATGCTCTATTAAAAGGCGAACGAATGTTGGCCGCACAATCTAATCCGAACAATACACAAAAAAGGCTTGACATCCGAGAGGAATTCAAAAAACTAATAACAAAAGGATTAACGAGGGGGTACGAAAACAATGATACAGAAAGTCTATGCAATACGTGACGTAAAAGCAAACCACTACGCAACACCATTCTTTATGGCCTCAAACGGTCTCGCCATCAGAGCCTTCTCCGACCTTGTGTCGGACCCAAAAACAACATTAAATCGTCACCCGGACGATTTCCAACTATTCGTCATAGGTGAATATGACGATAACTCCGGGGAGTTGCTCCCGTCGATGCCGGAGTTCTTATCAAACGCTAGTGAATATATAAAAATAAATAAATAAAAAAAAACCCCAACCCCGTAACCTAAAAGGTAAACTATAAACGTGGAACATACAAAAAAACCTAAACAAAAACCAACACAGGAAAACAAAAACATGGAAAAATTCAATCCCATGTCACAAAGAGGGACACCTGTCAAACTCTCTTTCAAACCTAAAAACGGAAATGATAAACACGTCACTTCCATCTGCAAACAATCCTTCAAGGATGAAGCAAACGTAAATAACATTATCCGACGCTATCAAAAAACTGGTCTACTTGTAGACCCGACAAAAGTAGGCAGATCACGCACTGCCCAATTCGGTGATTTCTCGGATATAACCGACCTACCACAAACGCTTCAAAGAATCAACGACGCTAACACGGCTTTCATGCGGCTTCCGCCGCAAGTCCGTGAAAAATTCCAAAACGACGTAGGTAAACTATTAACTTTCGTCCAAAATCCAGAAAACACAAACGCTTCTATTGATCTCGGTTTATTGCCCGAATCAATGCGTATCAAAGACTCGGAAGTAGTCGAAAATGAACGAAAAACCAAAACAAAACGAGAAGCTATCGAAGCTTTAGCGGAAGTAGTTCTCGGAAAAATGAAGGGCGAATCCCCCGCAGGGGATAAGCCTGCCGCAACTGGCGGCAAAAACTAGACCCTTATATATATACTTGATGTAAAGGGTCTAAGTGACACCATGACAAAAAAATACTGGCAAAAAAAGTGCAATAAGCACGTAACGTACATAGCCGAAGGCGAATTGTACGACAAAAAAACAATCACAATCGACCTTTGGGTACACCATGCCGCCTTTACTTCAGATGCCGATCTAATGGATTATATCGAATATCGGCTCAATCTGGACGCAGGTACCAAAGGCTTAATCATACTGGAAAATCTAACAACAATCACAGAGGAACCAAAAAATGAAATCAGTAATGACACATGATTTCTCGAGAATTCCACAGGCAAATATTCCCCGATCAGTTTTTAACCGTAGTCACGGCTATAAAACGACCTTTGATGCCGGGTATCTTATTCCGTTCTTCGTGGATGAAGTATTACCCGGAGATTCATTCAATCTCTCAGCAACAATCTTCTGCCGCATGACAACACCGATCTACCCGATCATGGACAATCTATTCCTCGATGTCCACTACTTCGCAGTACCGCTCCGTCTCGTCTGGTCTAACTTTCAAAAATTCATGGGTGAAACCGATGACCCCTATGACCCGGACGACACCACAGAATACCTGACGCCACAAATAGTCTCACCAGTCTCAACTGGATGGACCGTAGGAACATTATCAGATTACTTCGGCCTTCCGACCGGTATCGCAGGTATATCAGTTAACTCATTTCACCATCGGGCATACAATCTCATCTATAACGACTGGTATCGTGACCAAAATATGCAAGATTCTATCGTTGTCGATACCGACGACGGCCCGGATACAAACTCGGACTATGTCCTTCTTAAACGTGGAAAACGCCATGACTATTTCACAAGCTGTCTACCGTGGCCACAAAAAGGCCCCGGTGTAGAATTACCATTAGGCACTACCGCCCCGATCATATTAGGCGACAACTTCGGCTCAGGTGGTGCAACAAGAGACGGAGAATTCTACGTCTCATGGCAAAACAACGCTTCTGCAAGACCATCCGCACACGGTTCTGCAACTCTCGGAACGTCTGGTACTATATTACCTCAGGACAGCGGTTATAACTTATATGCTGACCTGACAGAAGCAAACAGTGCTACAATAAACAGTCTTAGACTTGCTTTTCAAATTCAAAAACTCTACGAACGTGACGCAAGAGGGGGAACACGTTATGTTGAACTGGTTAGGTCACATTTCGGCGTTATTAGTCCTGACGCTCGCTTACAGCGTCCTGAATACCTCGGTGGCTCTACTTCTCCGGTTACTCTCACAACCGTGGCCCAAACCGCTCCGAAGCCTGCTTCTGGAACAACTACTCCTCTGGGATCAGTCTCGGCAGTTGGTACAATCACAGCTCGTAATGTCGGATTTACAAAATCCTTCGTGGAGCATTCCGTTATTCTCGGGATTATGTCTGTCCGTGC